TGTGTAGAGACTGAACAACCCCGCCTCGAAACCGGCGTTCTGCACAAAGGAGCGCTCACCGAAAACGTAGCTCAATCAACACGCTCAGCTATCGTACCTAGTAAGTTACATGGTAAAATAACACCGCCCAGCACCCGCCCAGCCCTCTTGAAACCTAAGATCATTGACGGAGTCATGCATGACCCACTGATCGAAGGTGCCAAGAAGGTTGGACGGCCCTGTGGCGTAGTACCAAGTGACATACTAGAGATGGCTGTCAATGACGTTAAGATCCAAGTGTCCCGAAGAAATGATGCTGACATTAATATCCAAGTACTCCCTTACGAAGATGCCATCCGTGGAATTGAAGGAGACGAACTCTTCCAACCCATTAACCGCACCACCTCACCCGGCTTTCCCTATATGAATCACTCCAAACCCCTAAGCAAAAAAGGAAAAACCAACTGGATGGGTCGATTTGACTACGATTTCGAATCTGACCAAGCAATGAAACTGAAACAAGACGTTGACGAACTAATCCTGGCTTGTAAAGCAGATAAACCATTCGAAGTAATCTGGATTGACACCCTCAAAGACGAACGCCGTTCCCACGAAAAAGTTGACACTGGAAAAACAAGAATCATCTCAAATGGCCCCATGCATTTTAACATCGCCTTCCGTATGTACTTTATGGCTGCCCTCGCGCACTTGCGCGCAGGTCGCATCTATAATGGTATTGCGGTTGGTGTCAATGTGTGGAGCAGAGAATGGGATGCCCTCGCTAATCACCTTCTGGCTAACGCTGACACTTTCATCGACGGAGATTTCAAGGAATTCGATGGCACTTTGATGGACGGAGTCATGTGGGAGATTTTTGGTATACTCGATTCCTTATACAACGATGGGAACACTAAGATCCGCAGAAACCTTTGGTATCATGCGGTCTATGCTACCCGTAGTTGTAGAGGAATTGTCTACCAAACCACCCACGGACTACCGTCTGGATTCGTTGCCACCGCCGAGGCCAACTCGCTTTACGTTAACATCATCTTCCGCTGCGTTTACTTACAACTGGCCCGCGACCACTGCCCCGACAAGGATAGTATGACCGAGTATAACAAGAACGTGAGACTTGTAGCCTACGGCGACGACAACATGGCCTCTATCAAACGAACGATTCTCGAATGGTTTAATATGAACACCATCATTGAACAGATGGCGAAGTACCAACTAACTTACACCCCAGCTGACAAGGGCGATACTATCGTGCCCTTCAAGAAGATCGAAGAAATCAGCTTTCTCAAAAGGTTTTTCCGCCGCGTTCCCACAAATGAAGGCATAACACCGTACTTCATGTGTCCAGCAGATCTTGAGAGTCGTCTTGAGATGCTGAACTGGACAAAGAACACCAAAACATGCTCTGCGATTGAAGAAGCACTAGTCGTGAATGATGTCATCAAGGAACTTGCCATGCATGGAGTTCAGGTTTACAAGACCTGGGTTCCACGCATCGTAGATGCTTCCCTTGCAGTAGGTATCGATGGTGTTGTTGCTGAGAGTTGTGGTCATTACCTTGTAAAGGTGATGACTGGCAACTCATGTCCCCTACGTATTTAATTCTTCAGTCCCACCCGTTTGCGTGATCTTACCTGACATATACAAAATTCCGATGTCTAAAGATGTCTCGTACTGCTGTAAACGGAAGAGGCGTGGGTTTTTACCCTTATATCCTAGGATCGCCTGGAGCAGCCCTCCATTATCCAAGGAAACATCGGTGCGTTGCGCGGATTAAGTCATCCCGCGACTAAGAACCTCGACTTGCTATGAACTCAAACGAACAAAATTTTAATTCTTCTCCTGATGTTTTGGACAACGTAGACCGTGAGACTAATGACACTTTAGTCCAAGAGGATGATGGTACTTGCTCTCGCGATGTTTACGCTTCTCGCCCTAACGACCTCCCTTCTGAATACTACAACGCTTGCCTGCCTGAAGACACTCACCAAATTTCCAACTTCTTGGCTCGTCCTGTCATTTTAAAACAGGGCGTCTGGAGTTCCACCTCATCTCGTGGTGGAATTATTGCTAACTTGAACTTCCCTTCAGATCTTTTCGGAAACACCCCAACCTCTAATTTTCTAATTTCTCAGAACGTTAACAAAGTTGACGGTTTCGTGGCAATGAAAGCCAAAGTACGTGTGCGTGTTGAGGTTAATTCCCAGCCCTTCCAAGCTGGAATCCTCATGATGCACTATGTTCCCTACGCTGAATACATGAACAGTCACACTCAATGGTATGCCACTAGCAACTTCTCTGATACTTACGCTGCCAGTGGTTGCCCCCACGTGGTAATGAACTTAGCTAACTCTACTAGTATGGAATTCGTAACACCTTACATTTCTCCTTACCTTTTCTTCAACTTAGCAACTGGACAAGGCTCTTTTGGTAATGTCGTTATTTCTATTGTTTCCCCCCTTTCTTCCGCTGCTGCTAACTCCGCTTCTTACACTATCTGGGCTAACTTTGAGGACGTGGAGTTGAGGTATCCTACCGACGCTCCCCTGTCCACTCAGTACGCCCAGGTTGGCATGGAGATCGCCAAACGTACTCAACGTGGGGCGATTTCTGGTGCCGTTGGAGGCGTCGGTCGCGCTGTGGCTGACGCTTTGCCTTATGTTGGATTGGGATGGCTTTCTTCTCCTGCTCGAATGCTTTCTAACGCTGGTGAACACATTCTAACCATGCTTGGCTTTTCTAAACCTATTGTTGAAGCTCCTGTCACCCGCGTCAAACAATCGCCTGCCCAGTACTTCTTGAACGCTGACGGTGCCGACACTTCCCACAAACTTGGTCTTTGCGCTAATGGCGAATTGGCTACAGTTTCTGGGTGGGCCGGCACTGACAACGATGAGATGCGCTTGGACTACATTGTTTCTCGCCCTAACTTCACCAAATCCTTCATGTGGAACGTCACCGCCAATGCCGACAGCAGCCTCTTCACTATTCCTGTGTCCCCTCTTTGGACTCAAACTATCGCTGCTCGTGGTTCTGGCAATTACGCTACTGAAACACGTTTCACCCTTGCCGCCAAGATTGCTTCTCTTTACAGTCTCTGGCGTGGCACCATGGTCTACACTTTCCATGTTGCCAAAACTCAATTTCACTCTGGCCGTTTGCGCGTCTCTTTCCGTCCTTACACTTTCGAGACCGCTTTGGCTGGCGACACTAAATTCATTAACATGCCTGCTTATTCTTACACCGAAGAAATTGACTTGAGCGCTGGTACCACTTTCACTTTCCGCGTACCTTTCGTTTCAGTCCGTCCCTGGCTTCACACGCAGTACGATGTTGACACCACTATCGTTAGTGGTGATGCTCGTAATTGCTCCACTGGTACTGTGCAGGTTTCTGTTATTAACCCTCTCATGGCTTCACCCACTGTCTCTAACTCTGTTGAAGTCCTTGTTTATGCTCACATGGAGGATGCGCAGTTCGCTGTGCCCATCCGTCCGTACTATCTACCTTTCGGCATCCCTAATGTCGCTCAGGTGGGTAGTGCTCGTGTGGTCAAAACCAAGGAAGTTTCTGAAACTATGTCTATTCCCCTTCGTGAGGTTTCACTGGCACCCTACTCTTCGTGCATCGGTGAGACCCACACTTCTTTGCGTCAACTTCTTAAACGCTTTTCTTTTCTAGGTAGCGTGCGTATGGATACTCTTTCTCCAACCGCATCTGCTCCTGGCTCTTCTGGTAACGGCTTTGTTTTGTTTCCTTGGGCGCCTGTGGTTCCACAAAATGGCGCTATCACTAACACTTCTGGCTTTCAGAGTCCTAAATACGTATCACGCTT